GCAAACTTAACAAAGGACCGTATGGTCCTTTTCTTTTGACTAGTTTGTCCGAAATTGTTGATTTTACCATTCTATGTGTATATAATTGCTGAACTAATACCACTAAGTATTATAAAGTGCTTTACAGAAAGGTTTTATGGGTTCAGGGAATTTTTGTTTTACTTGTTTAAATTGCGGTCGTCAAAACCCAGTTAAGAGTAGCGGCATTATATCAAAGTATTGCAACAATAAATGCCAAGCAGAGCATCGTAGTCGTTCACTTGTAAAAGAGTGGAAGGAACACGAAACTACTACTGCTTGGAGACAAGTTCCCGACTATGTAAAAAAGTATTTGATTTCCAGCAGAGGACACAAATGCGAAGTATGTGGTATTGAAGAATGGCAAGGTCAATTGGCTCCATTGGTAGTTGACCATGTTGATCATAATACACACAATAATGAAGAAGCAAACTTATTATTAGTTTGTCCTAATTGTAGATCACAACGATGAAATACAAGTTGATGATTAAGACACATTTACACACTGGTTTAAAATACCTGTGCGTTACTACTAAGAAAGAATATCACAAGTATTCTGGCTCGGGTATTGAATGGAGGAAGCATCTTAAAGAAAATGGAAGATTGTGGAGCACAGATTTAGTGTTCGAATCTGACAATAAAGAAGAATTTTCCAAGGTGTGTCTTGAGCATTCAGTATTAAATGATGTTGTGAATTCACCTAAGTGGGCTAATTCAATTATTGAGCACGGAGGCGGGGAATATCCCGTAGATAGTAATGGTAACCGAATAACGGCTCCATCGGTATCTAAGTTTAGTAGCGAAGAAGAGATGCTAGAATTTTGCAGAACATCAAAATGGTTTGAATGTTCGGTATGCGGCGCTAGAATGACCGAAGGAGCATTTGCTGGTCTTGGTCACAAAAAGTGTAAGCAAAGTTCAAGTTTTAAGATGATACCATATGAGTATCGAGACAATAAATTCATTAACTAAAGGAAACTAAAATGAAAACTATCGGCGACAAAATCACAAGTTTTGCAGTTACAGGCGTTAAGCCAGGCGCATTGACACCAGACGGCGCTTTCGAAACCATCACAGACAAGAGCTTTGAAGGTAAGTGGAAAGTTATCGTTTACTACCCAAAGGACTTCACATTTGTATGTCCTACAGAAATCGTAGCATACGACAAGTTGAACGGCGACTTTGCTGACCGTGATGCTGTCTTGCTAATCGGGTCAACAGATAATGAATTCTGTAAGTTGGCATGGCGTAACGCACACGAAGACTTGAAGAAGACCAACTCGTGGTCATTCGCAGACGTGGCACGTGACGAGAACAGCTTGGCAGAACAATTGGGTATCTTCTACGGTCCAGCTGGTGCGGCACTTCGTGCTACATTCATTGTTGACCCAGACAACATCATCCAACACGTTACAGTCAACAACTTGGACGTTGGTCGTAACCCAGACGAAGCATTGCGTGTACTTGACGCATTGCAAACTGGCGAGTTGTGCCCATGCTCACGCCCAATTGGCGGGGAGACACTGTAATGACTGCTTGGGTAGACGCACTAAAGGAATCTAGTATTCCCGACTATGCAAAGGATACCAAGCTCAACATTGACGCGGTAATCAAGCGTAGCACTCTACCTGTTGAAGAAGCAGAAGCTGTTGCCCTAGCGGCAGCTTTTGCAACTGGTAACAGCAAATTGTGGACTTGGATGGAAAGTCAGATTGCTAACAAGACTGAAACACAGGCCGCATTAACAGCAGGTGCGCTAATGGCTCAAAACAACATTTGGTATCCCTTTGTTGAAATGGCCGACGACGAGAATCTAAAAGGATTGCCAGCACAGTTACGCATGAATGCTATTGCAAGTCACGGTGGCACAACAGCAGAGCGTTTCGAAGCATACAGCCTTGCCGCTAGTATTGTTGGTAAATGTCACTTCTGTGTGAAAGCACACTACGAAGGATTGAAGAAGATGGGCTACACTGTAGAACAACTTCGTGATATCGGACGTATTGCCGCAGTAATTACCAGCGTTGCTAGAGTAGTAGCAAGCTAAAAGTAATACCCAAGTATTACATTTAAACCCGCCAAACCGGCGGGTTTTTCATTTGCCCAAAAATGGCGTTTTCGGTTATAATATACACATGACAGCAAAACAAACAAACTTCTGTATCGTGGCTTGTGTGCTAACAGTTTTCGGAATTGTGGGCACTAGCATTGTCAATGATGTGTTTGGTACTTACGAAGTTGTAGGCGAGCCCTATACTGTGTCCTATAGCTATTGCGGCCGCTGGACAGGCGCAGGCGGACAGAGCCATTGCGCTGACTGGAAAGTGGGACACGAACGCAGAGTTAATACTAAAGTACACGGTTTGTTCTTTGAAAAAGACAGCTACAAAGTTGTGAACTAATTTGCCCAAAAATGGCGTTTTCGGTTATAATATACACATAGCAAGAAGGAAACAACATGTACACATTTAACCCACTAGCAAGTATTCCAGTTGATCACACAGGCTTTGGCCTTATCCTGGGCTTTTGTGTGATCCTGTTGATTATGTGCTTGATGAACGAACCCGAAAGCTTCTTTGTGTTGTTCTTCCTTGCTTGCTTTCCGGTAGGCATTGCTTACGGTGTATCATATCACTGGACTAGCCAAGAACCTAAGGTGTTTGCTAACACCAAGGTCACAGCTGAGTTCGTTGGCTATCAACCCGAAGGCTACCGCGAAAAGTCAGGCAAGAGCTATGTAGACAAGCACTTTGTCTATGTTGTTTACTCAGTGAACGGCAACCATGTACTGCTCCAAGGCCAAAGCGGCGTTGAGTATCCTAAAACTGCTATCTTGTACAAAAACTAAGGAACACACATGTATATCGAAATGACAACTTTTGCAATTCCCACATTCCTTATCACTCTGTGTAAAATAGCAGCCATCGCAGTTGGCGTATGGTTGATTGCTGGCGCAGTGGGCATGGCAATCTATTCATACATCACTGCTCGCAATATTGAACGCCAATTGAAAATTGACGCTGAAATTGATCGTTTGCACAAGTAAGGAGCAACAAATGGACTTGATGACTATTGGACTTATTGTACTGGCAGTGTTTGTAATTGGTGCAATTGCAAAGCCAGCAGAACAAGTTATGTTGATGCAGTATGTTTCTACTCACGAAACTGATCCGGCTGCACGTATGCTAAAGATTCAGATGATTCACAACTTGGATAACATCAAAGATGATTTTGTACGTGCCCAAACTGTTAACCAAATTTTGAAATAATATGACAACTGCATACAAAGACTTTCTCAAGCGTGATCTTGCAATCGACGACTATGTTGTATTCCCTGCCCCACGCGGTGGAGGCATGAAGCTAGGTAAGATTATTAAGTTTACTCCTCTACAAATTCGCGTTGAGTGGACATACAAATGGCGTGACAAAGTGCATTCAGAGAGCGCAACACGTTATGCTAATCAATGCGTTCGTGTTGAAGGTCCAGATTTAACAATGTACTTGCTGAGCGGAGAATACTAATGAATGACTTCTCAGGTAACTGGTGTATTCCTAATGCTCCTAAACAAAATGGCGACTTGTGGGTAAAAGTTACTAAGAGCCAAAAAGTCAAAGTAATGAACCCTGCAGGCAATTATTGGCGTGGCAAAGTGTTTGCTACAGTTGAAGAATTTCGTAAAGTATACAAGGAAGCAAATGCAAGCGTTCATTGAAATGACCAAGTGGGATGACGGTAAAGAGTTCCCACACGTTTACTGGATGGACGATGCCAAAAACAAAGCCTATGCGTATGCACGTTGGGGCAACCCTAACGACACGCAAGTGTTTAAAAAGCCAATCCAAATTGATGTGCGTGGTCGCAAATTTGAACCAGTGCAAAACATTTTTGGTTTTGTAGACCCAAAGGCCGCTGTTGCCACTGACCGCATTGTTGTTAAGGGTAGTAAGGGCGACGAATATATTGTGGAAAAAGGCGAAAACGGGTATACTTGTACCTGTAGCGGATTCCGCTTTCGTGGCTCATGTAAGCATCTTGCAAATGTCTAATTATCAATATTACTGCGAAGTCAATTGGGACCAACCCGGTTACCCACGCGGCATTTACACGTTCGATTCCCCGGATCACAAGTACGCCACCAGGACATACTACAACACGGTTCAAATCAGTGACGTAATATGGCGTCAAGGCCCCAAAGGTGGCGTTAAAGTAGTTAAGGATCGCCGCGCCATTTACCCATTGGGCTATGTTACCGGCAGTAAAAAACACATGGAACGGTTTTTGTGGGTTAAACTCACAGCCCGGGAATTGAAATGACTGTGATATGTACGACACTATACCAACCAAACTAAACAGCTTTGTACCAGAAGCCGCTACACCGCACGATGCATTGGCATTTATCAAACGCAGTGGCCAGTTTCCAACTTGGCAGTACAATGGCGTAGCTGAGTTTGGTATTGTACTAGAATGGTGCGAAGAACATTTTGGTGATGATTACATTTGGAACTGGGAAACCATTTATTTTAAGAGTGAAAAAGAACAGCTTG